GTTCATCCGGTTCAGCCGGTAGCTCTGGCGGTGCAGCCGGTGACTACATAAGTGGAATTGCAAATGTCACACTGACAGATAATGGCAATGTTGCTGGAACCACTTCATAATCAAGTACACTATCAGAGAAATCACACCAAATCATGATTTTCACAATAAGAGAATATGGGACCAACAGTGTAACCGTCGAGTTTGAAGATGGTTCCTGGGCGATTGTTCCTTTAAATAATGATCTGCTGAACACAAAGGCTGCATTGGCTGACCACATCAAACAGTGGGGGCCGAAAGCTCCTGTTTCGTGGATCGATAATGCTGTTATTGAAGCAGGTACACAGGTTGATACTGATGATGCTGATTATCAATTACCAACAGTAACAGAACCTGAGGCGCTAATTACCTGGGAAGATGCTCGCAGAAATTTGTATCCAGGGTTGGATGAGCAGGCAGATGCTGCATATTGGGCTCGTAATGGTAACACCAGTTTGCAAGAGGCAATCGACACAAAGATTGCTGAAGTTAAAACACTTATCCCTAAAACTTGGGAAACCCGCACTCGTTCTGAGTATGTGGCCTGGCTTGAGGCTCAAGAATGAAAATGTTTGGCGCTGAATGGAAGCGCAAAATTAAAATATGCAGAGAATGTCCTGAATTAAGGACATCTACAATGCAATGCAAACAATGTGGTTGCTTTGTTGATGTAAAAGCAGCCTCTGGTCAAAAATGCCCACTGAATAAATGGTAACTACCCATGATCACCCTTATCCGTCCAGTTTTGATGTCGTTCCTCGGTAGCGACAAAGTAAAGCGTCTTATTGTTGACTTGCTTCGCAAACTTGCTGAGAAGTCTGACAATACTGTAGACGACGCAGCCGTTGACGTTCTCGAACGCGGCTTGTTTGGTGATAGCTAATGGATTTAGGAGAGCCGCCGGTACTGCCGTCTCTACGGCTCCCTGAGCCCCTTGTTTTACCACGTCCGGTACTGGAGGTACCACGTGCTGACTTGCCCTCATACAAGCCGCTTGTGGTGCCTCCTAGCGACCTCCGACCACCTCCAGGGGTCAAAGCACCAAAGACGACCGAAACCAAACCAAAACCAACTTTACCACCCGTAAAACCGCCAAGTGACATTCGTTACGTGGATATTCCTGCTACTGATTTTACTATACCTTTACCCAGTAACGAAATCCTAGTCACCGCTGGTACAACTGCGACTGTATCCGTTGCAGCCACCCTTACAGCCACTGCAATTTTCAAACGGACAGTAACTGTTTTGAAGCCCGTGCTTAAAAAACTACTTACCCGGAAGAAAAAAGATGGAAAAGAAACACCACACGTGGCTGAGTGATTTTTGCGGAGAAATCGTGAAAGCACTTGTCCTATTTTGGAGTGCAGGCGTTTTGACTGCATCTTACATGGGGATGCTGCAAAAGATGGACCCAACATTTGTGGCCTCTTTGCTCAGCGGAACTTTAGCTTCCTATGGCATTTCTCGTGTAGATAAAAACTCTAAATCTGACCCACCAAAATGAAAAAACTACTTTTGCTGTTGCTGTTGGCTGCTCCAGTCTCAGCACAGACTGTTACCCCACAGTTTACCCAGGGGTCGATGCAATCCACCACAACTACAACTATCGACATTAGCCGTACTATCGAGACTGAGGTGTATGGCGGTGATTACAATAGCTGGTCTGGGTCTAACGTAACACCTAGCGCAGATATTGCTGGGGATAGCACAACCTTTTCAGTTACCACCGCTGGAGACCCATGGTCACTAGAGATCACCACCCGCGATGCAGGGGTCGTAGAGACAATCGACGTCACAGAAACCATCGATTCCACCTCTACCACTACCTCGCTCTCTATCTTCTCGCAATAACTCCTGCATACGCAGAAGATCCAAAGGTACAAAATACATCATCGCCTGTCGCAGCCGCAACGGGAAATGTTACGAATCAAGCTGTGCAATTCCAGAATAATGGTGCACCAAGTAGACAGATATTTGGCGCTAATAACTCTTGCAACGGAGCTACGATGACATTTAGCCCATTCTATATGGGCAATGACACTATTCCGTACGAAGCTGATGGTTATGTTCGGTCTAACAACTACGGTATGCAAATGTCTTTCATGATTCCGCTAGACGGCAGCATGATTGAACAGTGCAAACAGATAGCACGTAGACACGAACAGACAATGCGGCTCCAATATGAGTTGACAAGAGCATTGAAGTGTACAGAAATCATGAAGGCTGGCTTTACATTTAGGCCAGGCAGTCGTGTTGAAGTTATATGTCACGACATCGTACCCATCGTAAGTATTACAAATGCCGAACAAAAAATGGCCGTCGATCAAGGACAGCAAGCCAGCAAAAAAAACTAACGTTAAGTACGACCCTCACATGGGCGTGTTTGCACCCACCATTAAACAAGCCAAGTTGAAGGGTCAGCGCAAAGGCTACAACGTATGAAAAAGAAAGCAACAGAGGATCAGTTCAACGAACTGCACAATCTGGTGACTAAAGAGTTTCTTGCTCGTATTAAGTCCGGTGATGCCACCACACAGGACCTAAAAGCAGCTTGTGATTGGCTCAAAACCAATGACATTAGTGGTGTTGCTATGGAAAGCAGCCCTCTTGCCAAATTAGCTGCTGTCATGCCAGAAGTTGATCCTGAACTCGTTCAATCAAGGCTCTATGGCCGATGAATACATCTTCTTACTACAAATCTAACCCTGCTGCACGTAAACGCCGCCTAAAGCAGCAAGGAAACTACAATAAGACTAAAAAAGGGCTCATGATCCGTACTGCTGCCAACAAGCTTAACCGAAAGCTTGGCACATACGGTAACGGAGACGGAAAAGACGCATCTCACACTGGACCTGGCAAAGGTAAGACAGAGAATGCCTCTAAAAACCGCCGTCGTCCACGCATGAAACAACGTTACGCATGACCCCTTTACTTCCTAGTCCTGACCATTACCTATACAACCTAATAACCATGACGTCCTCTGAAGCCAAGCGCCTTTGGAGGCGCAGCATCAAAGAACACTTTGGATGCACATGTGTTTATTGCGGAGAAACCTATGAATTACACGAACTCACACTTGACCACGTCCACCCTAAAACGTTTGGTGGAGAAGATATTACAAGTAACCTCGTACCTTGCTGCAAAACGTGTAATCAGGACAAAGGAAGTAGTAATTGGCTCTCGTGGATGAGAGCAACATTCGGTATTAACCGTCTCAGAGAAACTCTTATTTTATCTCACATTAAGTAATGGCACAACCAAAACGCTCTGCTGCTAGCTATGTAGCTGAGTCACGCAACACAAAGAAAAAAAACCCCTTCACCGGCAAAACCATGGCCGAGATGAAGAAAATGTGGCGAGGTATGACTCCAGCCCAACGTAAGGCAAATGAGAAGAACTTTGTAAACGCTGCAAAGACTGCACCTAAGGCGAAGCCTGCAGCTAAGTCAAAGCCTGCTGCATCTAAGCCCCGTCAAACCACCAAGGAAGAGGCTAAGAGCCGGTTCTTCCGCTCTTCCAGCGGCACTCGTGGTCAAAGCCGTCCAAGCAACTCCGCCGGTCCCGCTGTCCGCCGTCAAGGCAGCGCCACTGGTGCATCCGTAGACCCACGAGAACGTCAACTACGCAAGAATCGTCAAGAGGCACGTCGATCAACCACTGGTAGCAGCACTGCAGGACGTCGGAACATTGCACGTCAAGTTGCTGAACAAAGCGGCTCTGCAAAACGTAACCAACGTCAAGTTGAGGCACGTCGTCGTCGCGCACGTGAGGAAGCTGCCAAGCGTAACCGTCGCCTGATGCTGTCCCGTAAATTTAACAAAGACTGATGGCAAAACGTACTTACAATCGTCGCAAGACCACTGCTAAAAAACCCGTCACCTCTGACAAAGGTCGTAAGCAAAGAGTAAAAGGTGCACAAACAGAACGTCGCACTGGATCTAAAGACCGTGTAACCCGAGGCCGCGGCGTAACTCGTACCCGCACTGGTGCTCCTCGTGGTGCTTCAGGTCCAGCTACTCCTCCACAGCAAGGTCCTAGCCGTCGCGTAACCGGAATGATCGGCTCTCGTAACACACCTACTACTAAGACCACAGCTAAACCACCTGGTGTTGGTAAACCGCCTCGCTTTGACCCTCGCATTAAAACCGCTGCAAAGGTTGGCACCCTTGTCAACCCACGGTCTGACCTGCCAGCCAAAGCTGTTGCTGCAGCCTCTCTTGCTGCAGATGCAGTCAAAGCACTGCGTGGTAAGTCAAAGCCTAAAAAAGGCACTGGTAAACCCATGGCAAGCATGGGCAAAGACTACAAAGCCAAAGAAAGAAAACTGTCTCGTGCAGCAGGTGCCGCTAACTTCGATGCTGCCTTTGCCAAGGCTCGTAAAGCTGGCAAAAAGACCTTCACCTGGCGTGGCAAAAAATACACCACCAAAATGAAGTAAAACATGACCAACGTCGTTCAGGCGTTGCAAGATGATTTCAAGCTGTTTCTGCAGGCTCTGTGGCAACAGCTTGATCTTCCTTCGCCCACCCGTGCTCAATATGCAATCGCAGACTATCTTCAACATGGACCTAAGCGTCTTCAAATACAGGCTTTCCGTGGTGTGGGAAAGAGCTGGATTACTGGAGCCTTTGTTCTGTGGACACTTTTCAATGACCCTGAAAAAAAGATCATGATTATCTCAGCTTCTAAAGAAAGAGCTGACAACATGTCTATCTTTCTACAGAAGTTGATTATTGAAACACCCTGGTTAGTTCACCTCAAACCAAAAGCTGATGACTCCCGCTGGTCCAGGATCTCGTTTGACGTTAATTGCAGCCCTCACCAAGCTCCTTCAGTTAAGTCTGTGGGCATTACTGGTCAACTTACTGGTAGTCGCGCTGATCTCATGATTCTGGACGACGTTGAAGTTCCTGGCAACTCCATGACAGAACTCATGAGAGAAAAACTACTTCAACTGTGTACAGAAGCTGAGTCAATCCTTACACCAAAGGATGATTCACGAATTATGTTCCTAGGTACTCCACAGACAACCTTTACTGTCTATCGTAAGCTCGCTGAGAGGGCCTACAAGCCCTTTGTTTGGCCTGCTAGGTACCCTAGGAAGGTAAGCCAGTACGAAGGCCTGTTAGCGCCGCAGCTAGTGGCCGATATAGACAACGGTGCAGAACCTTGGAACGTAACTGACCCCGATCGCTTTTCTAATGATGACCTTATCGAACGTGAAGCGGCGATGGGTCGGTCTAACTTCCTCCTTCAGTTCATGCTGGATACCAGCCTCTCTGACTCGGAGAAGTTCCCACTCAAGATGGCCGATCTTGTCGTTACCTCTGTTAATCCTAACACTGCTCCTGACTCCGTCATCTGGTGCTCAGACCCATCCAACGTTATCAAAGAACTACCGACTGTTGGATTACCTGGAGATTATTTCTACAATCCAATGCAGCTACAAGGAGAGTGGCACCCTTACCAAGAGACAATCTGCTCGGTTGACCCGTCGGGTCGTGGCTCAGATGAAACAGCAGCAGCTTTTATCAGCCAGCGCAACGGTTTTTTGTACTTGCACAAAATGTGTGCTTACAGAGACGGATATAGTGACAACACACTCCTTGACATTCTAAAGCATTGCAACCGTTACAATGTGACAAAACTCGTCATCGAAACTAACTTTGGTGACGGTATCGTCGCTGAACTGTTCAAAAAACACCTTCAGCAAACAAAACAAGGCATTGACGTTGAAGAAGTTCGCGCCAATGTACGTAAAGAAGACAGAATTATTGATGCCCTTGAACCCGTCATGAATCAACACCGATTGGTCGTTGATAAAGACGTTATCGATTGGGATTATAAGTCGAACAAAGACGAAGCCCCGGAAAAACGTCTCCTCTACATGCTCTTTTACCAGATGTCCCGCATGTGTCGGGAAAAAGGAGCCGTCAAGCATGACGACCGGATCGATGCTCTTGCTCAAGGCGTCAAATACTTCACTGACTGCATGTCTATCTCGGCTCAAGAAGCTGTCAACCAAAGAAAACGTGAAGAATGGAATGACATGCTTAGAGCTTCCATCGAAGACCCCCAGGGGTCCGCTAACCACCTCGTCCTCGGCATGAACAAAGACCAAAGACAACAAGCTAGGGGAAACTCCAAAAACGGTGTCCACACCTGGGTTTCTCTTTGAGTCTCACTTTACGCCCCCATGTATACAGGGAAGGGGAAGGGAAGGGTGGACCCAACCCCCTCTCTGTGACTCGGGGAGGAGGTCGCACCTGCGGTGCTCGAAGACAACTCTTCCCCTTTATTAGTTATATAGTTATAACATTGGAAACCAATGGAGACACATGTTGTATGTTTTACATACGGTTGTGTTGGGTTTGGTTGGGTATGTTTGGTCATATCCGACACTTAGCTAGTGTTTTAACTATACATAATATACATTCATACTAACGATATACTATATGGACTTTCCTTTACCTGATGTAAGACTACTTAAGTGTAAAGAATGTGGTGAAGATGTGAAGGTAAACGTTAATTACCCGATCAAAGAAGTTACTTGTCTTAGGTGTTGGGCAGACAAGAAAAAATGACAGAAATTTCTGAAGTCATATACGCAGTACGCGGCCGCCGAAAAACCCCCCATGCCCCCCCTGCGTCCAGAAATATGTCCAACAGGCTGGACGGCAAGGCAAAATCCCAGTGGTAGCAAAGGTTTTGGGACTCTGCACAACTGTGTGTACAGCAGGTACGCAAGGCATTTGCACGGATCTGGCACTAATACGTAACGCGCGCGTGTATCTATCTTGCTCTCTCAATATCTCGCGATCTGTGGCGCAACCAGTTGGCTTAGTGTCACACTAAACCCTGTTCCTTGCCAGGTGTAGGGGCAAGAATGACCACATCGGCAAGACACCAACCACTCAACGCCGATCAACACCATGTCCCACACATTCGACCAGCTCAAGTCAGCCATCGAAGGCCAGACACCCTGTCAACTCATCAAGACCCGTGACGAAGACGGCTACCGCACCTACACTCTGCTCGACGGTTGCGGCGATGCTATGGGCGACGCCTTCCCTGATCTTGACGAGGTTTACTTCTACGTGTCTAACAACGACCAAGTATTGGAGGAACTCAAATCATGCGCTTCATGACTGGATATCTCACCCTGATCTTTCTGTGTCTCTTCGGTGCTGCTCAGTTTGCCGACCACATTGGCGCTAAGCACTGCGAACGGGTAACGACCATGACCTACGACCAATGCCGCCAACTCAAGCCATGACCATCCCATCACCAGGCAGGCCAACCATCACGGTGCGCCTAGGTCTCGATGACATGTCATGCATCATCGATGCACTGGAAGGCACGTCACACCTAGACACGTCCGACGATGAACGCGACCATCGCGACAGGCTCCTGCAACGTCTTTACCGCCACAACGTCAACGCTTCCAACGTCTACCAATGACCACCACCAACACCCACCAGATCAACTGGTTTCTGACTGCCGGAACACTCCGCGCAGCCTTCACACAAGACAAGCGACAAGACGGGACGCTCTTCTGGTGCCTTACCGATCAAGCCCGAGCAACAGTGGACGACCTCACAGAATGGCTGCATGAACTGCACGACGACGAACTGCCGAATGACTGGCGATATGAAACGATTGTTGCCATCTGCGAAGCATTGCAAGATGTCGATGCCCCGTTAGATGAATTCATGGATCATCATGATTTAGTGGCCGGCATTGCCGACAACATCACAGACATATATAACGCTGATTTATTGCAATGGTACGCCGAAAACACTAGCCGACTTTGTTACATTGAACAAGCAGAAGAAGATGGCATAATCAATAAAGAAGCATCTATTGATGCCCGTCTAACTATTGGTCAGAACGAATGCATCCGGTCTATGTGTCATCGAATCATCGACAGATTGGTTGACCAAAAGTAACACAAACCCCGGCAAAATGTCGGGGTAATTCTTTACACTTTTCACAATCACATCTCAGGGACGCATACCATGGACCTAGCAACAGTCAAGCACCTTTACACAGAAGAGGCTATCAAGCACGCAAAAAAAGTATCTGATGGTACAAGAATGACAACGTATGTCATCAAGGACGTGTGTGGCACTGCCCGTGCATACCCTGTCAATGACATGGCCGAAACATTCCAGGATTTGTCAGGTCACAAAACACTACGGACCCAAGACATCAAACACATGGAGAAACTAGGCTTCCAAGTAGTCACCATCCATGGTGAACGTATCACCCCCGCAATGATCAACTGACCACAACCGTTCATTTCATTCACTATGGCAATCGTATTCAAGCAACGCGTCCAAGATCCCACGATCAAGGACCTGCGGTCATTCGTACGCAAGACTGTGACACGAGACCGCAGCATGTATCAGACTGATTCTCAGTTTGATAACGAGACCACATTCATCAACCGTCAACGCGACCAACTCAAGGACCAATTTGGTTGGTTGTGGGACATGGAGGATGAAGCCCTAGTACAGGGTGAGTTTGGTCACCTCAAGATCACGGACACAGAGATCAGCTTCAAGCCCAAACGTTATGCACCCACAGAAATCTGGGTTGTAGCAAAGTGGTATTGCATGACCACTGAACACAAGTACGCACAACTTGCGAGGTTGTCATGAACGAACTACTCAAGGACTCACCCAACCATGTCAAATACTCAATGGCACGGCATTGGGTAATGGGTGTTGCATTAGAGCACCACATCAGAGCAAACAAAAAACTCAAGGACTTGCATGATTGCGAGTTAATCACTGATGACATTGCAGACCTTGGTCTTGATTGTTTGTCTAATTTGTCTGGCGAATGGATCAACCAACTGTTAGATGATGTTTCATTGCAAGCAGAATTTGACAGGGAACAGCTACGCAAAATCATCTTGGAGCCCGACACGCTATGAACTACACCAAATGGTTCGTCAAGTACGCAGGCAAAGCCCGTACCACTGGCCGTGCATCAACTGGACATGTCACAGTTCAGGCTATGTCAGCAAACCATGCCATAACACAGGCAATGGTAGAAATACCTAGATCTCTGTCTAGAGTACAGATAACTACTGTACAACAACTTGAGTAACGATCGCGTCAACCAGTGGTACAACAACCCCAAAGACTACATCGGCAAGGCTAAAGCACGCGCACGTCTTGCACTCACAGATCCATCCATCAAACTAACCACCCTAGAACGGAGCTTCTACAATGTCTTCCAACAACGAGCTGAGCAACTTCAATCGGTATCGCGCACTTGCGATGATTAAACTTGGAGAATGGTTTGACTCACGTGACATGGCTTTCACCCTCGCTGTACAAACTATTTACAGCAAGGTTGACACCTGGATCGAAGATGGCTACGAAGAAGAAAGCGCAGCAGATGTGATCGTAGAAATTATGACAGCAGTTCGTTTACTCGATGAGATTCTCGATGACTTTACCGAGACACGGGCTAGCATCAACAACCTGTTTGATGGTGATGGCTACAAAGGTGAAGTTTACCTTACCAACAAAAATGCTTGCGCCAAGCATCGCAAGGTAACGATCCTGCCTGCTGTTGTAGAACCAATCGAATACCAACAGAAAACACCTAAGAAAAAGGTGGTAAAGAGTGAAGCCTGACTACTTCACCGCTGGGGGTTTGTGGATCGAGCGCAGGCGTAACAAGGAAGGACCGCCTGTCACGTACACAGTTTGGAAGCCCAACACCGCCCGTATTTTCACGGACGTAAAAAAGGCTATCAAGTTTGCTGCGTATCCTGCATCCACACCTACTGGTCAGCAGTTACGTGAGTGGTTCAAGTCCTTCGATGTCAAGCTCCCACAACAAAAAGAGCCAGAACCAAATGAGCAAACTAAAATGATCACGTAGACACCAGTCTACACCTTAACGAGGGGTGCAGTGGCCTCCACCATCGGTGGGGGTCTTTTTTTGGGCCGTTCGCACGGCTCACTATGTGTCAAGCCCTACATTCTGTAGACAAAAGGAAGAAGCACAAAAACGTAGAATTAAGTTATGTAATGTGCCACTTAGTGAACTGATTTTATGGCACCACGGTCCAAGGTCACTATCTTGTAAGTGCGGCAGGGCCTAGCCCAAACGCCGCAGAACCTGGACAACTGAAAACGTTTTTTTCACGATCACGTGTAGCTACATGTCCAATTCTGATGGAGGTCATTTGACTACTGATGGGAAAGCGAAAGCGTTGGATGAAGACTTTTTCATCCGTAATGCGATCCATTGTTGGTTGTATTACTTCGACGAAAAGCACAAATGGCACTCCATTTATAAGGACTTGGCAGAACGGGAATCTTACATCGGGAAACCTGAACAGCCAAAGCCAAGACGGGCAAGACGAGCTACTCGAAGGCCGACTAAAGAGTTATGAAGTTTGTCTAAGTGACGAGAACATCTACATTCTCGCCGCCAGTGCTGAGGATGCCGCCTGGTATGCCTTGGAACTGTCCAATGACAGCAATTCACAACTCCTGGACGTACGGTTAATCGATGAGTAAAGACTTCCCTAATAAATGGCGTAAGTACAAGGACATCCCAGCCGACAAGTTTGAACCACTCTTTTACGAAGACGTAATGGATTGGAAAGTTGCCGGTTGGGAACTACCTCCTGACATTGCCTGTGTCATCCGCGCCCGCAATCTTGAAAACAACAAAATAAAAGAACACGTGTACAAACGTATGTCAGCTGCTGAATCAAAAATTCGGCAATACATGACATACAAATCACATGAACTTGTGATCTGCGCTGAAGAAGCATTGTACTACGTGCATCCTGACAAATTAGGAGAACACACTGATGATGATGTCTGACCTGCAATACGCAAGATTCATCATTGAGTTGGATAAGCATCCACACAAAGACGAAATCATTGAGTTAATGCATCAACAAATTGATGACGAAAACTCAGTCAAATACTTTGAGGAGGATGCCAACAAAGTTTGAAATCGATGAGCAAATTGCTTTGGAACGAGAGCAAATCCGACAAGGATTGCAACACCTACGTTCTAACACATCCAAACTTGAGGAAGGGGACTATGCAAGTGCTTCAATATACGGGGTGGCTTCTGTTGGGGAGCTTCTGCCTCATGTGGCTAAGCGTATTGACGCAACTCAGTCACGGATAAAGAAAGGTGAAGCAGGAATTAACTTCCGTGAAATCAGTCACTTTCTTTCTTCTCTTGAATCTGACGCTGCAGCAGCTATTGCTTGCAAGCTGACGTTCGACAAGGTGTTTAGCACCAAGCCTAAATCAAACCTCGTACAGAGCGTCACAGATGCCATAGGGCAGGCGATCGAGAACGAGTGCATGATGAGGCACTACGAAAACAACGTGCCAGGGTTACTTCACAAGTTGAAGGAGAACTACTGGCACAAGTCCATTGGCACCCAACAAAAAGTGGTTGTCATACGGACACTCATGAACCGCTGCGACGTTGACCACTGGAAAGCGTGGGGACGTGCTAATCGGATCAGGCTAGGCGGATGGTTGTTGGATTGCATATGTCAATCTTCCAACTGGTTCATGACTGACATGCGTACCGAAGGTAAGAAACGACAGACCTATGTCGTTCCGACACCTGAGTTTATTGCAATCAAAGATCAGATCATGGCAACCGCCGAGCTGTTTAGTCCTATTGCGTGGCCGATGCTCATTGAACCGAATGATTGGTCTAATGAGTCACAAGGTGGTTACATCTTGAACGAGGTCATGAAGGGTTACGACATGGTCCGGCGCGGTACGCACCCATGTATACAGGGAGAAACACCAATCAACTTTCTGAACAAAATCCAGAAGGTTGCTTACACCCTGAATCCTTTCACTGTGCGGGTTGCTGAAACCCTCATGGACAGACAGATTCAGGTCGGTAAGTTCATTCCTGTAGTGGAGATGCCACTGCCACCCAAGCCTGTAGACATTGCAACGAACTTTGATTCACGTAAGAACTACAGGCGACGTGCGGCAGAGGTCATGAACATCAACGCCAGTGCGTTCCAGAAGTCGTGTCGTACACGGATGACCATGAACGCCGTCAAGACCTTTATCAATAAAGACAAGTTCTTTATTCCTTGGTCGTTTGACTATAGGTCAAGGGTCTACCCGATACCTGCGTTCTTGACACCACAAGACACTGACTTCGGTAAGTCGTTACTTAAGTTTCACGAACAAGCTTTTGTAACACCTGAAGCTGAACAGTGGTTGGCATTTCAGGTAGCTACTTGCTACGGACTCGACAAGGCTCCTATGGCTGAACGAATCCAGTGGGTAGCTGATAACGAATCACTGATCACACGTGTCGCTAAGGATCCCATCGACAACCTACCTGACTGGGAAGTTGCTGATGAACCCTGGCAATTTCTCGCTAGCTGCGAGGAATACTACGCATGTGTCATTGCTTGTACCCGTCAACATACAAACTTGATGGTTGCAACTGACGCTACATGCAGTGGTCTACAAATACTCGCAGGTCTGGCACGTGACGAGTCAACTGCAAAGTTAGTCAATGTTGTCCCTGGTGATAAACCAAATGACGCATACAAAACTGTTGCAGAAGCATGTTACAACGACATTCCTGATCACATCAAACCTCATTGGGATCGGAAATGTACAAAGAGAACGTGCCTCACGATCCCTTACAATGCCAAACCTTTTTCAAACAGGTCATACATTCGCGATGCACTTAGAGAAAAAGGTGTTGAAATTGAAAAGGAAGATCTAACAGCTGTAGTTAAGGCTGTAAGAGATGCGATGGACAGGATTGTTCCTGGTCCTATGCGTGTCATGAAGTGGATAGAAAAAGAAGTTGCTGCTGCCATTGATCGCGGTGCTACTGAACTGAGATGGGTCACACCGTCAGGGTTTGTAGTCACACAGCGTCTTATGAAGAAAGAGATCAAGCGGATTGAACTCAAACTGCTTGGTAGATGTCGCGTCAACGTTGCCACTGCTGAAGGTGACAAGGTTGACAGAGCACATCATAAAAATGCAACAGCTCCGAACCTTATCCACAGTTTAGATGCAAGTCTCTTGTGTCTTTCCACACTGCGCTTCAACTCTCCAATAGCACTTATACACGATTCTGTGTTGTGCAGAGCAACTGACATGTCAATTCTTTCGGCCATAGTCCGTGAGACTTACATGCATTTGTTTGCGGAGAACGATTACCTGACCTGTTTCGCCCAACAGATCGGTGCAGAAACAGAACCACCCATCATTGGTGACCTTGAACCGTCACGAGTGATTAACTCCACCTATTTTTTCTGCTAATGCCTAAGAAGATTTTGAAGACTGATGAGCCAGTCGTTCTTGAAGGATTCCAAAACATCCTACAGGTCAGTCAGTATGGCAACCACCAGCTCGAAGCTATTCTTGGTGACGATCTTGTTGACATCCTTGAAAATGACCGACTTGGTGGTCTAGAATGGGCTAGGTCAAAGAGCAAGAAAGGCAACAACGCTCCTGTCAACGACGAGCCCTGGAAAAAAGTTGCCGAAGGTAAGTACAAAGCAAGGTTTACCTGGACTCCAGACAAGATGCCTGTCATTGTTGACACAGAGGGTACACCTGTCACTGACAAAAATCTCACAATCATGAGTGGAAGCAAAGTCAAGCTAGCCTTTTGGCAAAAGCCTTACTCAATTCCAGCCGGAACAGTTGGCACCAAACTTGTCTTGGAAGCTATCCAACTGGTCACTGTTGCTAGCAGTGCTGGTGTAGATACCGGAGACATTCAGGACATGGATCCTGCTGAGATCTTTGGCAAAACCAAGGGTTTCAAACAAAGCGAACCAAATGTCGTGAGTGACGTCAGCAATGACGATGCTCTTGAAGATGACTTCTGATGGCATTTAGGTC